CTATACGTTTGGCTGTGCAACACGTACACGCTGCCAATGATCTTCATAACGGCAGCGCCCTTCATGGGGTTTGCGCTATGGGGCTTTGGCCGTTCACTTCGTCAAAACGAGCCGAGCGACGGCCGTGGGGGAGATTGAAATGGACGCTAACGCATACACCCCAGGCCGCCAGCTCTGGCTCCAGCTGCTGGCCGACAATCCCCAGGGCATGGTCGACCCGGAAGAGGGCGCCGTTTCCCGGGCCTGCCACCGCCTGGGATGGACCCGCCGCGGCACCGGCAAAAAGGACCCCGTCCTGCACTTCCTGACCGACGCCGGCCGGGAAATCCTGGCGCAATGGATCGCGCGCCCGCCGGTGCGCACGTACCTGCGCCGGTGCCTGAACCCGGCCGAGGTCCTGGCCGTCATCGAGGCCAACGGGTGGGACCTGCACTGTGACCCCGGCCCGGTGTGGTCGGTGGTCCTGCGCCAGGCCAGCGGCGACCGGCTGCTGGCCTACGGGACCAGCATCGCCAAGGCCGTCGACGTGGCCGTGACCGCGGCCGAAGCCCAGGGCATCCTGGGGCTGCCGCCGGCCCCGCCGGCGCCTGTGACCGTCGACGTGCACGAAGTCGCGGCCAGGCGCGAACCGGTCCGCGTGTCCGGCTTCGCGTGCGGCGGCTTCACCGCCGTGCCGGCGCTACGCCAGGGCGAAGTCTTCGTTCCGCTACGCTACGGGGCGCCCCAGGCCATCCTGGTGAATCGCCCGCTGCCCAGGTATTCGACCTGCCCCGATTGCAGCGGCATCGGCCAGCGGAACAGCATCCTGTGCCGTCGCTGCGACGGATCCGGTCACGCCCTGGCGAGTCCAGCCGAATGAACGCACCCGGCGAGCAGTTCGAAATGGTCCAGCCCGTCGGCGCGCCCGAGCAAAAGGCGCGCGTCCTGGAGTGGCTGCAACGGCACCCCGACGGCCTGACCCAGCTCCAGGCATTCCAGGAACTGGCCGTGGCCCGCCTGGCGGCGATCGTGCACCGGCTGCGTGGTGACGGGCATGTCATCACCACCGAGCTGGTGGAAATGCCTACCAGGTACGGCCCCGCCCAGGTGGCGCGCTACCACCTACTGACCCGAGAGTATGGGGCCGTCCGTCCGACGACCTTCACCCCCGCCGCGGATCCGCCAGCGCGCGAGCCGGCGCCGAAACCCGCGCCACCGGTGCGCACGCCCGAATACTTCGAAGAGCTGCGCCGCAAGGCTGGCCTGGTGGAAATGATGCGGTGCGGCTGTGGCCATACCTTCGACGGTTCGAAGGTCGGCGCCTTCGGCTGCGCCAACTGCAACGGCGACGAAGGCCCGGCCGAGCGGGTCGAGGCATGATCGGCAGCAAGCCGGCGAACACGGCCGAGCGCGCGCACATGGGGCGATGCAAGCAAGGCCCGTGCATTCCGTGCCTGGTGGGCGTCGCCATCGGAATCATCGAGCCGGAACACGCCTGCAGGGGCGGCGAGTCTCACGACGGCCACGACCTGGGGATGATGGAATACAACCATTGCCTGAGCGGCAGCGTCCGCCGCGGGCACCTGGAAGGCTTCGCCACGTGCATATGGCACCACCACGGCAGCCAGCAGCTCTACCGCCTGGGGATGACGAAGGCGGAGGCGTTCGCGCGCTGGGGCCCGAACCTGTTCGACCAGTCGAAGGTCTTCCACGCCACCTTCGGCAGCGACGATGAACTGATCGAGGCCCAGGCCTTCGTGCTGGCCGAGAGCTACGGCGCCGCGCTGTGATAGCGTATTGCTCTGGCGAATAGCAGAGCGAGCGCATGGCCAGCGAAATCCTGCGGGAGCTGGTGGAGCTGCTGGGACACCAGCCGGCCATCGAGCTGGTCCGCGCATGGGGCGGACGCCGCCTGAAGGTCCCCGTGGACATGCACCAGGACCATGCCCTGGTCTTCGTCGTCGGATGGGAAGCCGCCGGCAAGCTGTCGAAGACCTACGGCGGCGCCGACGCGATCGACATACCGGCCGAGCGAAACCACCTGATCGACATGCGGAACGACGCGGTCCTGGTGGGATTCCAGGCCGGCCGCAGCATCACCTGGCTGTCGGAGACCTACGGGATAAGCCGGCGCCAGGTGAACAGCGTCCTGGACCGCATGGGCTACAACACCGAGCGCATGGCGCGCGCTGTGGCCACCCGCACCTAGCCCGACTGCCCAGCTGGCGGCACCATGCGGCGACCACCGCACCGGACCACCGCCATGCCCCAGCTGGGAACGAAGTCGAAGACCCGCCTGGTGGGCGTGCACCCGGACCTGGTCCGCGTGGTCGCGCTGGCCATCACGCTGAGCGCCCAGGACTTCACCGTCCACGAAGGCCTTCGAAGCATGGCCAAGCAACTGGAATACAAGCGCACCGGCGCGAGCCAGACCCTGGCCAGCCGCCACCTGAAGGGTTCCGACGGCTACGGCCACGCGGTCGACCTTTACGCCTGGGTCAATGGCGACGTGCGTTTCGAATGGGCGCTTTACTGGCCGATCGCCGACGCGATGCGCCAGGCCGCCCAGCGCCTTGGCATCCCCGTGCGCTGGGGCGGCGGGTGGTTTGAGCTGAACGGCTGCAGCAGCCTGGCATCCATCAAGGCCCAGACCGCGCGCTACACCGCCAGCCGCAAGGCCATGGGGAAGTCGGCCTTCCTGGATGGCCCGCACTTCGAACTGGCCAAGTCGGCGCGGTATCCGTGAGCATGGCCCTGGGCGAAAAGCTGCTGGGCGTCGCCCTGTCCACGGCTGCCGTATCGGCCCCGGCGCTGTTTACCAATGACCTGACCACCCCGGTGGTCGGCGTCGGCGTGACCACCATCGCCGGCGCGGTCCTGGGCACCTATGCCGCGATCGGCTTCGAAGACGAACCCAAGCCGCGCGGGAAAATGTTCAGTTTGGCCATATCGACGGTCATCATCGCCAGCATGGGCACCGGCGTGGTTCCGCGCGCGCTGGGCTGGAGCTGGGCGGATCCCCTGATCGAAGGCGGCATCGCTGGCCTGGCCGCGTTGCTCTGTTACAACCTGCTACCACCGGCGATGAAGCGATCCAAGGGCCTGGTGTCTGAGGTCCGCTGGTCCACCTTCCTGGGATTCTGGAAGTCGAGAAAGGACGTCACGCCTTCCTACGACGACGACCAATATCCTGCCGTCCGTCCAGGGCGCGAGGCGCCCGCGCCTGAAGAGGATCCGAACAAGTGAACACGTCCCTGGTCTACCTGCTGGCCATCCCCGCCTGGCTGGTCCTGCTGGCCACCACCGGCGCCAGGCTCGCCGACATGGGCCGCGACGAGTGGAAATTCACCGACCACGTGCGACGCGCGGGCCTGGTGGGAATCGCGGTGGTCGCCGGCGTCATGCTGGCGATGCCGCAATTTTCCAACCTGGTGAGCCTGGTCATGGCCTGGTGTCTGTCCATGGTGTGGATTGTGAAAAAGGAAGACCTGCCCTGGTGGGACATGATCCTGGGCGTGCACCGTAGCCCGGCCGAGTGGTCCGCCCTGGGGTTTCGCGCGCGGGTCCGCCTGGAGCTTAAAGCGATCGCCGCGAGCTTCAAGCCGCGCCGCTACCGCAAGCCGATGGCCGGACCGGTGGGCAAGCTGCCGTGATGCTGCTGGCGCAGCTGACCATGATCGTGGCCCATGCCATCGCGGGCCTGCTGCTGCTGCTGCGCGTGGCTGACCACAACCGGGAAGAGCCGCGGAACCCGCTGGTGGTCCTGGCGGCGTCATGCCTGGCCGCGGCGATCGTCGTCCGATTCTTTGAAACCGTCACCGACCCGAGCAGCGTCCGACTGACCAGCCTGGCGGCGACCGTTGCATTCGCGGCGTACCTTTACCAGGAACGCCAGGCCAGGAAGGCAGCACGCGGCGCCCCGCCCACCGCATCGAGCTGACCATGGTCGACACCCCGCAAGCCTGGGCAACGCGCAACGCCGCGCGGATTGCCGTCTACACCCTGCTGGCCATCGTGCTGGTCTTCGCGTTTTTCCAGGTGCGCCAGTGGCGCGAGGATGCGAAGACCGGCGCCGAGCGCATCGAGCAGCGCGACCAAACCGCAGCAGCCACGACCGGCATCGCTGAAGACTTCACCGCGGAGACCGCCGACCGCCAGCGCGTCGAGGTCTTCGTCACCGCCCAGAATGCCCAGCTTGCCCGTGACCTGGAGACCCTTCGACATGCGAACCCCGACCTGGACCACTGGCTTTCTGGCCCTGTTCCTGGCGAGCTGCAGCAGCTTGCCCGCGAACGACGCGAGGCCCGCGACAGACTTGGAGCTGCTGCGCCTGGGAGTGCAGGAACTGACCAGGGAGCGCCAGCCCCAGGGACCGGTCCAGCGCGTTGAGGATGCGAAGACCGGCGAAGGCCTGTTCGGCATCGCGGTCGAGCTGGAGGCGGTGAACTGGCTCCAGAATGACGACAAGGCCAGGGTGCGCCGCTTCGTGGACAAGGGGACGAAGCGCATCGAGCTGTCGCGCCTTCCGACGTGCGGCTGGTGGCAGGTCAAGTGCCTGCTGGCTCGCCGGCGCACCCAGGCCGCCATTGACGCTATCGGCCCGCCCGAGTAGTTTCGACCACGTTCCTGGGTCCTAGACAGCCCAGGTCCCGACGCCCCGGCACCTACCCCCTTCGGTGCCGGGGCGTTGCCTTGTCTGGCCCAGCGCGCGCTAGGATTGCCCACCACCCAGGGCAGGACCTACCAATGGCCAAGCGCGAACCGAAAGCCGCCCCAGCGAACCGCTGGAATTCCCGAATCATCGGCGAGGGCGACGAAGCGCCCGACCAGCTGCTGGCCAACCCCGCAAACTTCCGCGTGCATCCCGGCGACCAGGCCCAGGCCCTGGCCGGCGCCCTGGGAACGCTGGGCTGGGTGACCCGCGTCGTGGTGAACAAGCGCACCGGCCACGTGGTCGACGGTCACTTGCGCGTGAAGCTCGCCATGCAACGCGGGGAGGCATCCGTTCCGGTGACCTATGTCGACCTGAGCGAGGCGGAGGAACAGCTGGCCCTTGCGACCCTGGACCCCATCAGCGCCATGGCGGGCACGGACAAGGAACTGCTGGCAACGCTGCTAGACGGTCTCGAGGTCGAGGACGCGGCCCTGGCCGAGTTCCTGGCGGACTTGAACCCGAACGGCACGCCCCAGGAACGCAACAGCGGCGGGAGCGATTCAGCGCCGAAGCTGCCCGACGTGCCGGTGACCGTGCCCGGTGAATTGATCCTGCTCGGGTACCATCGCCTGCTGTGTGGCGACAGCACCAACCCCGCGCACGTCGAGCGCCTTATGCAGGGCGACGTGGCGGACATGGTCTTCACCGACCCGCCCTACGCCATTTTCGGGTCGAGCTCGGGCGTTAAATCCGACGTCGCCGACGACAAAATGGTGCGCCCGTTTTTCCGGGAGGTACTGCGCGCCGCGAAGGGGCACCTTCGGGCCTACGGTCACCTGTACGTGTGCTGCGACTGGCGCAGCTGGTCCGCCTGGTGGTCCGTTGCCGGCGAGGTCGAACTGGCGGTGAAGAATTGCATTGTCTGGGACAAGGGCGGCGGCATGGGGTCCATGTATATGAACGGCCACGAATGGATGCTGTTCGCCACGAACGCGGAAAAGCTGAAGGTCACGGGCCAGAAGCGGCGAGGGGAACGCCTGGTGCCGGACCTGAACGTGTGGCGCATCGCCAGGGCCAACGCGGCCGAGCTGGGCGACACCCGACACAACGCCCAGAAGCCCCTGGCCCTGCTGGCGCGCGCTGTCGAGAACAGCACCGACATGGGCGAGATTGTGCTGGACCTGTTCGGTGGTTCGGGCACCACCCTGATTAGCTGCGAGAACCTGGGCAGGCTCTGCCGCATGATGGAAATGGAACCGGCGCAATGCGACGCGATCGTGGACCGGTGGGAAGCCGCAACAGGGCTCACTGTCGAGCGCCATCCGCCCAGGGCCTGAACAACCGGCACCCTGCTATTTCAAATGGCACCGTGCTACATTGCGGACGCCTGAAGTGGCAACGGCCGAAGCCTGGGGAAGAGCTGGGAAAGGGCCGAATCACATATGCAGGACCACTTGGAGATTTTTCACCATGGCAAAGAAACAGCAAGGAACCGACCCCGTCCCGATGGGGCACGCAGAGCTGGGCGCGCACCAGCTGAGTGACGGTCGAGTCATCACGACGGAGGAAATCGCGGGCTGGGGATTCAGCGCCTACTGCGGAAACCCTGCCGCCGGCGCGCCGACCATCGAGGCGTGGAACGCACTCAACGATGCGGCGCGGAAGAGCTGGTGCGACCTGGCGGTGGCGAAGGCGGAACAGACCATCAAGGCCGGCGGCGAGCAGGTCGACCAGGATAAGGGCGCGGCCATCGTGCTGACCGCCCAGGAACAGTTCGGCGCGGCGCTGATCGACGCGGCGCTGACCGAGGTCAAGGCCCTGGAAAAGCCGTGGTTCATGCTCAACGCCGACGCCCAGAGCGAGGTCCTGGAGCGCATCACGCGCCAGGTGCGCGCGGCGGCCGAGCAGGCCATTACCACCATCGCCACCCGTGGCTGTAAATACATCGTGTGCGAGCTGGAAAGCATCACCGTGAAGAAAGGCGCGAAGGCCGTCCTGGAGGTTCCGAAGGGCAGCCTGGACCAGGACCTGCTGGACGCCGTCGGGGAACCGGTCTTCCTGGTGGTCAATGCCGACCTGGCCACCGCCCAGGACATTCCGGTCCCGAAGCCCGACCCGGACCAGGGACAGCTGCCGATCGGCGGCACCGCCATGGATCCGAACGGCGGCGACGGCGACGGCGGGATGGTGGTCCATTCCGACCCGCAGGACTGAGCCGTAACCCCTGGCAATGCCACGCAAGCCCGCCAAGACGAAGCCCGCGGCCAAGCCGCGGGCCAAGCCCAAGAATCGAAAGACCGCCCAGCCGGCCTATGCCGCAGCGGCGGCCATCCGTGCCCAGGTACTGGACCTGCGCGTCCTGGGACTGAGTCTCGAGGAAATCGGCGCGAAGGTGGGCCGATCGCGCAGCGTGGTGCATACCCACCTGAAGAACGCCCTGGCCGAGCAGGACGAAGAGACCCAGGGCAAGGCCCAGCACTACAAGGCCCTGGCCTACGCGCGCCTGGAACGGCTGCTGAAGCGCGCCATGCTGCTGGGCGCCAGCGGCAACCTGAAGGCGATGCACGAAGCCCAGCGACTCATCATGGCCCAGGCCCGCATCATGGGCTTTGACGCGCCAATCAAGCACGCCACCACCGACCCCACCGGCGACTTCGAACGCGCCCCTGGCACGTGGACCCTACCGGCGCGGCCGGATACTTCCATCGAGGCATGGCAAGCGGAGGCCGCAGCAGTATGGGAAGCGCAACGCAAGCGCGAGCAGCTGGCAAGCGGCGGGTAACGCGCGAGCTGAAGCCGGTCACGCTGAAGGGCACCGCGGCGCAGCTCCAGGCGAACGGCTTCCCCATCAACCTGGCGTGGTGCCCGCAAGCCGGCCCCCAGGCGCTGCTGCTGGCGTGCCCCTGCGATGACATTCTGTTCGGTGGCGCGCGCGGCGGCGGGAAAACCGACGGGCTGCTGGGCGACGCCGGCACCTATTCGCAGACCTGGGCGCCTTACTTCCGCGGCCTGCTGGTGCGCCGCACCTACGACGAATTGGACGAAGTGGTGGCCCGGTCCCAGGAGATATTCGGGCCGCTGGGCGCCACCTGGCAGGCCGGCCGCTACACCTGGCGCTTCCCCTGGGGCGGCTTCCTGAAGCTGCGATACCTGAAGCGGGACGAAGACGCGAGCCGCTACCAGGGCCATTCCTACAACTGGCTGGGGAAGGACGAGGGCGGCAACTTCCCCCAGGTCGGCCCCCTGGACAAGCTGAGCGCCACGCTACGCGACAAACACGGCGTGCCCATCCGCGAGGTAATGACGGCCAACCCGGGCGGCCCTGGTCAAGCCTGGATCGTTGAGCGGTACATCAAGGATCGCCAGCCGATGGTCCCCTGGCGCGACCCGGTGACCGGCCGCGTGCGGGTCTACATTCCCAGCCGCCTGGACGACAACCGCGCGCTGACCGAGTCCGACCCTGGCTACCGCAACCGCCTGAAGGGTTCCGGCCCGTCCTGGCTGGTGTCGGCCTGGCTCAACGGCGACTGGTACGCGACCCAGGAGGGTGGCGTCATCAAGTCGAAGTGGTGGATGCGGTACGAGGTCGAGGACCCCGACGCCACCATGCTGGAAATCCTGGCCAGCCTGCCGCCTGGTCGGATTGTGGCCTGGGTGCATTCCTGGGACACCGCGTACAAGGCCGAGCAGGTCAATGACCCGAGCGTGGGCACCGTCTGGGCCGTCATGGAGTCGGGCATCGGCGTGCTGGTCGACGTGTGGCGCAAGCGGGTGGAATACCCCGACCTGAAGGCCGCGGTGGTGGCCCTGGCCGACAAGTGGCCCTGCGACAAGGTCCTGGTGGAAGACAAGGCCAGCGGCCAGTCGCTTATCCAGGACCTGAAGAGGTCCACGAAGCTGCCGGTTCACGCGATCGAGCCCGAGAATGACAAGGTGACCCGGGCCGTCACGTCGACGCTACTCATGGAAGCCGGCCGCATGTGGCTGCCGACGCGCGCGCGCTGGCTGGTGGACTTCGAATCCGAGCTGACCAGCTTCCCCACGAAGGGCGTCCACGACGACCAGGTCGACAGCGTGAGCCAGTTCCTGATATGGCTCCGATCCTTCCCGCTGACCCTGATCCCCGCCATTGCGAGCGCGGGCACCCGCGTGGGCCATACCACCCCAGGAGGAAAGCCCAAGCCCCAGGACAGGCCAGAGGCCGCGGACGATGCGGACAGCCGCACCCAGCAAAGGGCCAGGGCATCCGCTAGGATGCACCGACGCAAGCCACGCGACACCGACGGATTCTGAAGGGGATACGACCATGGCCACCCGCACCCGTTACGAAGTGCTGCCCACCACGCCCACCGAGCGCCAGGCCACCGGCCACCGGTGGAAGTTCACGGTAGACGGAAAGATTCGCGCCACGCACCGGAACAAGGTCGACGCCGTCCAGGACGCGAAGACCGTCGCCAACGCCGAATGGGAAGCCAACGGCACCCTGGGCGAGCTGAAAATCAAGGGCCGCGGCGGCCTGATTCAGGACTCCCGCACCTACGGCGCCGACCCCGTCGGCACGAAGGGCTGAGCCATGTCCGACTTCGCCGCCATCCCCTGCGAACCAACCCCGGAAATCATCGAGGCCATGTGCAAGGCCTACGCCGAGCCTGAAAAGTGGCCGGACGACTTCGGCGAAATGGCGATCGAGCGCCGCCGCGCCCGCGCCCGCAAGGTCTATGCCGTCATCGTCACAAGGGGCCGCCCATGAACACCGGACCCGGCGAGCTGTACGCCAACGGCCAGAAAGTGGCCGACATGCCGCAGGGCTTGAACATCGCCAGCATTGACGTGGCCCGCGCAGCGCGCGACGCCCGCCTGGCTGTCCAGAGCGTCGGCTACACCACCGCCCCCGCCTACCTGACCGCCCAGCACCAGCGTGCCGAGTTCGCGCGCCAGGAAGAGACCGAGCGGTGGATAGAGGGCCTGTCCCACGCCCGCTACGTCGAAACCTTCGGCCAGCCGCGCCCCCTGCGCCTGGCCATCGCCATCACCCGGGGCCTGGCCCCGCCAGAGAGCTGAGCCATGGCCAAGCAAACCCCCGTCGCGAAGGCCGTTAAGGAAGAGCTGGCCCGCGTCCGCGGCGGCGGCACCCTGGTGGGCGGCACCTTCGTGGAGCTCATGCACCACGATGACACCGTGCTGCTGACCACCGGGCGCGACTACCGCCTGTACCGCGAGACCCTGCGCGACGACCAGTGCGCCAGCACCTTCAGCGATCGACGCCTGGCGGTCACGTCCTGCGAATGGCAGGTCGACCCGGGCGGCGAGTCTGCCCTGGACAAGCAAGCGGCCGACTTCATTCGGGAAGAGCTGGAGCGCCTGGAGTGGGACGCGATAACCGACGGGATGCTGTACGCGCGCTGGTACGGCCATGCGGTGGCGGAATGCGTGTTTTTCCAGGACGGCGACCTGGTCCGCCTGGCCGACATTCGCGTGCGGGACCGGTCGCGCTTCGCCTATTCGAACGACCGCGGCGCGCCCTGGCTTCTGAACGCCCAGGGCCAGTGGGAGCGGATGCCAGAGAGGAAATTCTGGACCATCAGCACCGGCGCCGACCACGGCGACAGCCCCTACGGCCTGGGCCTGGCCCACTACTGCTACTGGCCCGTGTTTTTCAAGCGCAACGGCCTGAAGTTCTGGCTAATTTTCGCGGAGAAGTTCGGCAGCCCGACCGCCGTCGGAAAGATTCCAGGCGGCAAGTGGGACGACGAAGCCCTGAAGGACCAGGTCCTGGACGCCCTGCTGTCCTTCAGCAGCGAGTCGGCCATTGTGGTGCCCGAGGAAACGACCGTGGAGCTGCTGGAGGCCGCGCGCAGCGGGACCGGCACCTATGACGAGCTTTACGACCGGATGGACGCGGCCCTAGCCAAGGTCATCATCGGCCAGACCGCCAGCACCCAGGGAACCCCGGGCAAGCTGGGCGGCGACGACCAGCAGGGCGAGGTCCGCATTGCCCTGGTCAAGGCCGACGCCGACCTGGTGTGCGCCAGCTTCAACCGCCAGGTGGTCACCTGGCTGACCGAGTGGAACTTCCCGGGCGCGATGCCGCCGAAGGTGTGGCGCAAGGTCGAGCCGGGCGAAGACCTGAAGACCGTCGCCGAAACGGACGCGGCCATTGCCGCCCTGGGGTTCGAACCGGACGAAAAATATATCCAGGACCGCTACGGCGACCACTGGAAGAAAAAGGCCGTCCAGGACCTGGGCGCCGGCCTGCTGGGTCCCGATGGGAAGCCCATCCCGCCCCAGAAGCGCATCCAGCAGGTCGCCGCCGAAGCCGCGGCCGAGTTCGCCGAGCTGGGCGCCATCAGCACGCTGAAGGCCGGCAACCGCGCCGACCAGGAAGCCCTGAAGGCGGCCGCGTTCCACCTGGCCACCCGGTACGAACAGACCCTGGGCGAGCGCGTCGAATCGCTGGTGAGCTATGCCGAAGAGTCGGGCGACTACGCCACATTCCAGGCCCGCCTGCTGGAGCTGGCCGAGGCGCTGCCGCCGCAGTCGACCGTGGAGACCATCCAGCGCGCGTCCGTCTTCAGTCGCCTGCTGGGAACCCTGAAGCTGCAGCGCGGGCGCTGACCCGCGCGTGAGCATCGTCCGCACCCTGCTGGAGTTCCTGGACGTGCCCGTGGCCGCGTCCTGGACGTTGACGCCTGACCAGGCGCTGGACTTCCTGCAGACCAAAGGCCTACGGACCAGCTTCGACTACCGGGACATGATGGGCGCCGAACACGCGCGCGCCTTCACCGTGGCGAAAATGATGGACGCCGACCTGCTGGCCGACGTCAAGGCCAGCCTGGACGACGCCCTGGCCAAGGGCGTGCCATTCAAGGCCTGGGCCGACACCATCGTGCCCACGCTCCAGGCAAAGGGCTGGTGGGGTCGCAAGTCGGTGGTGGATCCGCTGACCGGCCAGACCATCGTCGCCGGCCTGGGGTCGCCGTCGCGCCTTCAGACTATCTACCGCACGAACATGCAGAGCGCCTACGCCGCCGGCGCGTGGGACGCGATCGTGGACCAGGCCGACCTGGCGCCCTACCTGCTGTATGACGCCCTGGACGACCACCGCACGCGCGAGGAACACGCGGCCTGGGATGGCACCGTGCTACCCATCACCGACAGCTGGTGGACCACCCACTACCCGCCGAACGGGTGGAATTGCCGCTGCAGCGTCATCCAGCTGAGCAAGGACGACCTGGACGACATGGGCCTGGAGGTTTCGAAATACGTCACCGGCGGCGGGACCTACGAATGGACGAACCCGCGCACCGGCAAGGTCCAACAGATTCCGACCGGCATCGACCCGGGCTGGAATTACAACGTGGGCACCGAGCGGGCCAAGCAACTGGCGAAGACGGCGGCCGACAAGCTGAAGGGCTACCCCGACGACCTGCAGGCGGCCGCGGCGAAGGGCTTCAGCGCCGCAGCGGACGCGGGGAAGGCTGTCGCCGGCGCTGCCGAGCAGGGCATGGCCGCGGCCGCGCGCAAGGCCGCCCAGGCGGCCATGGCGGCAGAGGAACGCACCGCCGCGGCGAAGGTCGCCCAGGCGCTGCAGGACAAAACCCCGTACCTGGCCAAGTCGATTAAGGACGTGCTGAAGACGAAGGGCGCGGCCGACCTGCCGAAGGTCGAGCTGCTGGCCAAGGCCCAGGCCCAGGCATTCAAGCTCGAGCAGCAGACCGCCCTGTCCGACTGGAAAAAGGCCTACGTGGCCGGGAAGACCCCGCCCGACAAGGCCGCGGCCGCGTTCGGCGCGTTGCCGGCGGACCAGGCGGCCGCCCTGGTGCAACAGCTGGACCTGGCGAAGGCCGCAGCCGCAGCCGAGAAAGCCGCGGCGGCGAAGCTGGATGAAATAGCCGCCGGATCCGCGAAGACCCTGGAAGGAAAGGCCCTGGACAAGCTGAAGGCGTCGGGCAAGGTCGACACCATGACGAAGGTCGAGCTGCTGGCCGCGGTCGAAGCCGACGTCGCCGCAGCGAAGGCCGTCCAGATTGCGGGACAGACGAAGGCCGGCCTGAAAAAGGCCCTGGTGGCCGAGAAACTGCCCACCCAGGCGCAACAGGATTACCTGAAGAGCCTGGCACCGGCGGACCTGGACGCCTTCCTGAAGGAAGTCGAGGCGGCCAAGCTGGCGGCGAAGGTCGAGGCCCCGCCGATCGCGGGCCTTGCTGCGAAGGCCCAGGCCGCGGAGACCATCACCCCGGGCACCACCCTGGACCCGGCCAAGCTGACCCAGATCGGGCCGCAGAAGGGCAGCAACCCCGGCGGCCTGTACCGCGACGAGTCCACCGGGCAGACCTGGTACATCAAGACCCCGCCCAGCCTGGCGCACGCCCAGAACGAGGTCCTGGCGGGCAAGCTGTACCAGGCGGCCGGTATCGACGTGCCAGAGCTCCGCCTTACCACGCTCAACGGCAAGCCCGCGGTGGCGTCGCGCATCGTGGACGGCCTGAGCAAGGTCGACCCGGCCACCCTGGCCGCCGCCGACGGCGCCATGGAAGGCTTCGTGGTCGACGCCTGGCTGGCGAATTGGGACGTGGTCGGCGCGACCTTCGACAACATGCTGACGAAGGGCTGGGGCGTGGTCCGCGTTGACACCGGCGGCGCGCTGCTGTTCCGTGCCCAGGGCGCAGCCAAGGGCGCCATGTTCGGCGACACGGTCACCGAGCTGAAGACGTTCCTGGACGCCACGAAGAACCCGAACACCGCGAAGGTCTTCGGCAAGGTGACCAGCGAGCAGCTGGAGGCGAGCGCGAAGCGCGTCCTGGCCATCAGTGACGACGACATTCGCGCGCTGGTGGCCGAGCATGGCCCAGGCGGCGAGCTGGGCGAGACCCTGGCCAAGCGCCTGGTGGCGCGGAAGGCCGACCTGGCGAAACAGTTCGGCAAGGCCACCGAAGCGTTCAACAAGGCCAAGCTGCAGGCGATCGAGGCCGCCGAATTCGCCGCGCGCGAGGGCCTGGCCGAGGTAGACGGCGCCATCCTGACCGCCATCAAGGGCATTGCGAAGCGGGCCGCCGACGGCGTTCCCCTGGAGGCGAAGGACATTCAGCGCGTGGCCGATGCCGACGAGGCCCTGACCACCTGGCTGAAGGCCCACATTCCGGTCCTGGGCGTCGACAGCGTCGCGGAGGTCCGCGCCTACTACGTGGGATGGCTTGACACCCTAGACGAAGCGACGAAGGCCGGCGCCGGCAAGCCGGCCAAGTGGGACGGGGCGAAGTTCATCGGATGGAAGGGGCCGCTGGGCGTCGACTCCACGAAGGTGACCGTGACCCTGCCGCCCGAGGGCCTGACCTTCAGCCCGCAAGCGGCAAAGGCGGCCATCACCAAGGCCCTGGGCAGCTCCGCGGCGAATCTCAACGTGCCGAACGGATCCGGCGCGGCACCGCTGAAGGCCGTCCTGCCCCTGGAGCATCAGCGCGCGGTCACCGCCTACACCGGCAGCTATTACCGCCAGGTCAATGACGCCCTGCGCGCCGGCACCGCGGACGCGGCCACGCGCGCCTATGCCGACCTACTGAACGAGGCGCTGGCGCTGGCGCCGAAGTATGTCGGCGAGGTCACCCGCGGGCTTAGCTTGTCCGGCGACGACCTGGCGCGCTTCCTGGCCGACCACCGCCAGGCGCTGGTCACCGGCCAGGGCGTGGTGCACCGCGGCTTCATCAGCACCAGCCAGGGCAGCAAGGCCGCATTCGGCGGGAACGTCGTCCTGCACATCAAGGCCACCACCGGCGTGAACGTCGCGCCCATCAGCTTGCACGCCAGTGAGCGCGAGATTCTGCTACGGCACGGGACCCGCTTCGCGGTCACCGACCTGAAGGAAACCGGCGGCAAGTACCACGTCTATCTCCAGGAAGTCGGACCGTGACCCCTATCGAACAGCTCCAGGCCGCCCTGCAGGCGCGCCACATCACCGTCACCGACGACCAGGCCGAGGCGATGGCCGTCCGCATCGCGGGCAGCGTCGAGGCCTACCTGGCCCAGCTCGCTGCGAATGACGAAGCGGCGGAAAGCTACGCGCCGCTGTCCGGTGAAGCGCCGGCGAAGTTCGCCGAGCCGATGACCTACGACCTGGAGGCCCCGGAAGCGTCGGGGCTGCCGGCTCAACCGTAGTCCACGGGGACGGACGCCTGCAGGCCCACCAGCAGGAACGCCAGCGATTCCAGCTTGGCACCGCAGCGCGGGCACCACCCGAACGATTCCAGCCGAGCGCCCAGGGCCTTTTCCCTGGTGTCGAGGGCCTTCAGCCGCGCGACCGCGCAGGGCGAGCCAGTTCCGCGCGCGATCCATCGCGCATTGTTGGCCAGTTCGAAGTCGGCCGTGCGGATGACCTGGGAAAGCGGCAGCAGTTCCCCGTCCGAACCTGGGCCGCCGTCGTATAGGCCCACCAGGTGGTCGCAGGTCATGCCCGGCCCCGGTCGCACGCATGGCGGAACGCGCGCGAGCGGAACGCCTGCAGGTAGCGCCGAAGCTGCCGGCGCACCATGGCCGCGTGGGCCTTGCGCGCGTCCCGCGCCTTCGTCGTACGGCGGTTCATGGCGCATCGTCCAGCAGCGGCCAGCCGCCGAAGTTCGCGCCCTTGTCGAAGCCCAGGTCGCACGGGCGAGTCGACACCGCAGGAAGGCCGCCATGCGCGGCTTCCTTGGCGTCCGCCATGACGCCCCAAACGTCGGAATAGACCTGGTGCCGGCGCGCTTCGCCCACCGAATTTTTGAAATTCGGGTAGGTAACGTCCTTCACCGCCGCGACCATCGCGCGTTGGACCGTGAGCCTGGTCACCGTGCACCGGTAGCGATAGTCCGCGTCGGGCGTGGTCTCCACCATGGCGTTCGGAAAGATCCGCGCCAGGTCATCGGGGAAGCGCGAGCGCACCAGCAAGTGCTGTGGCTTCGTGCGGTGGCGGACGATCGAGAGGAAAGCGTTATTCAGAAATACCCACATGGTTAGGTCCCTGGGTCGAAGTCGAGAGTTAGGACGGGCGAGTCGGTGCCCGGGTCGATATGGCAATGCAGCGCCAGGCGCGGCGCCTTGTCGCCGATGCCTGGGCCTGGGAAGGAAACCGTGGACGGCGTCATTCCGTTGGAATCGGCCGCAGCCCTGGCCACCGCTTTCTGGGCGTAGGTCCAGAGCAGATGCAGGGCTGCCATGGCCGACGACCTGGACCGGTGGACCTGGACCGCTTCGTCCCAGAGCTGTTTCGTCACCGTGGCCGGATAGGTGAATCCCAGGAAGGCCGCGGCCGCGCTGCAATCGATGATGGTCCCGGCGGCGATCGCCTGGGCCCGCGTCATCGGCTTGGCCATGCTGGCCAGGTCAAAAGCCACGATGAACCCCGAGGTTCGCCCGCAGCCAGCGCCAGGCGCGCACCAGCAGCGACGGCCTGGGCTTCCACATGGGCGGCGGCGGCAACTGCTGGCTGGCTTCCCGGCGCAGCCGTGCGGCTACCGGGTCTCGAGCGGATTCCCAGCGGTTCGGGCGGTGCGGCTGGTATGGATTGGTCACGGCCGCCACCCCATCAGCAGCATGGCCATGGCGTAACCGTAGGCGGCCAGCACCAGGGCACCGAACGCGGCCAGGAAGTAAGGCGAAGGCTCAACGGCACGCCACCAGGTACGGGCGCGCATGAAGAGGGCGGAACGGCGGACGGCTTGCGTTTTCATCGGGTCCCCATGGGCACTTCGGACAGTGCGGTGGCGGTGGTCGGCACCTGGTCGAGCAGCAGCTGGAGCAGGTCGCGGCGGCGGGCGAGTTCAATCGAGCGGCGGGCATTGCGGGCGGCTTCGGCCGGCTGGTTCATCGCGGCAAACCGCACCGCGTCGGCATCGGCCAGGATGACGCGGGTCGCGTGGAGTTCCACGGCACCGAACAGCGCGCGGCGCAGCAGCGTCACGCTGTCGGCTTCGGCCATTTCCAGGGCGAGCGGGGCAATCACTTGCCACCCGCCTGGTCCAGGGCTTCGTTCGCCCTGGCGAGCTGCCGGCGGAGGATGGCACCACCGTGCGAGACAGCCAGCAGCTGCAGCACGTCCCGCGAACCCTTCAGGGCGTTGCGCAGCGTGGCGATGGTGGCGCGGAGCTGGCGCACTTCGGCCCCGCGCGTGGTGGATTCGTCCAGGTTCATGCCGCCACCCCTTCGACGTACCGGGCCAGCAGCAGCTGGCGCGCGGTCTCGCTGAGCGTTGCCCAGGCGTGCACGTGTTCGGCGTCCTGGCAGGCCGCCTTCGCCGTGGCGGCGTCGACGCAATGGCGGATGATGGTCGAGAGGTCGCGCGCGCTGCCGGCGTGCGCCGGGACCGTGTCAATGCGGACGGCCTGCCACACGTCATCGAGCGGGCCGACCAGGTAACGGCTGCGGCCCGGCGTGGATCCGCGCCAGAGAGGGCCGTCCTGGGTCCAGGCGATCGGGTCGCCGACTTCGACCGGGGTCACGCGGTCGGCTGGGTGGCGCTGGTCAATCATCGCAGTATCTCCAGGGCAGCATTCAGAGCCAGGACGATGGCCACCAGGTCGAGGGTGGCCAGCAGCAGCACCAGCGGGCCGCGCGCGCGCTGGCGGGTGGTGTCGGCGGTCACTTGGCACCGCCTACGGCGGCCAGAGCGGCGTGGGAGTAGACGCGGCCCTTGCTGGTGCGGGTGAAGGTGAAGCCCTGGTGCGTTGCGGTGTGACGGTTCGCCATGGCGGCGGCTTCCTGGGTATGGGCCATCCGGCCCGGTGACGGAATGCTGGCAGAACTAGCAGACCAATGCAAGCGGTTATCGCATGGCGCTGCAAAATAGCAGCGCACGGTCCTGGCGCTGTGGCCACCCGCACCTTTCACGCGGTCGCGACCACCCGGAGACTGGCGGCCTTAGAAGCCCACCCCATCGAGCCGCTGCCCATGAAGCCGTTCCGAATCTTTCGCCCAGGCAAGCACACGGCGAGCTGCGGCACCCAGGTGGAGTTCACGAAGGAAGACCTGGCGAAGGCCGTCGCCGGCTACGCGCCCAGCAACTACGCCAGCCCGCTGGTCATCGGCCACCCGAAGGTCGAGGACCGGGCATACGGCCAGGTGGAAAAGCTGAGCATGGACGACGACGGCGCCGTGTGGGCGCACCCCGCACACGTGGAACCGCGCTTCGGCGACCTGGTGGCCACGAAGGCCTTCCCCAACCGGTCCGCGTCCTGGTACATGCCGGACCACCCGAACAACCCGACCCCGGGCGCGCTGTACCTGAAACACATCGGCTTCCTGGGCGCCGCCGCGCCGGCGCTGAAGGGCCTGGGCGATATCGAGTTCGCGGATCCGGTCCTGCAGGCCATCAGCTTCACCGCCGAGACCGCCCCGGACAAGCTGGTGGAGTTCGCCAGCACCCCGGCCGATGCCGCGTGGAGCGTGGCCAGCGTCCTGGGGAGCATGGCGCGGATGCTGCGCGACTTCCGGGACCAGCGCATCGCGGAAAAGGGCGTGGAGTCGGCGGACGAATTGATTCCTGACTACGTCATCCGCGACGCCGAAGACGCCGCGCGCACCCAGCGCGAGCAGGCCGAGCAGCTTTCCCAGGCCAACGCGCCCCTATTCACCGAGCCAACCCAAGGAACCACCATGAACCTGACCCCGGAACAGATCGCGCAGCTGCAGAAGGACCACGAAGCCGCCCAGGCCCGCATCGCCAGCTTCACCGCCCGCGAAACCGCCATCGCCGCGGCCGAACACATGGCCACCGTCGACGCCATCATCCGCGAGCTGCAGCCGCTTGTGGCCGCTGGCCAGGTCCTGCCGGCAGCGCGCGCGCACCTGGCCAACTTCATGGCCGGCCTGCCGGACGGCGTCGAGGCCCAGACCATCGAGTTCGGCGAGGCGGACGACGCCGGCGCCATCCCGAAGGTGTCGCCGCGCGCGTACATGAAGGCCTTCCTGGCCACGCTGCCGAAGCAGGTCAACTACGGCGAGCATTCGCCCGACGGGACCGGCGTCATCGGCGGCGCAGGTGCCATGACGGCCGTCCAGCTGGCCGAAACGGCCACCGCGATGCGCGCCCAGGTGAAGGCCGAGACCGGCCGGGAAATCTCCTACTCCGAAGCCGCGAACCGCGTCCTGGCCATCCCTGGCAACGGCGTGGCCGCCACCGACGCCGGCGCCCAGGTCTAACGGCCGCCGCGACCACCTTCCACCCCGTCCCATTTCCCAGAGGTTCAAGCCATGCGCACCGAAATGCTCATCAAGTCCTACCGCGCTGACGCGGCCGTCACGAAGCATCGCCTGGTCAAGGCTGGCGCGGCGGATGGTTCCATCGCGCAGTCCACCGCGGCCACCAGCGCCATCATGGGCGTGGCCGATTCCCTGGGCGGCACCACCGGCAAGGTCATGGACGTGGTGGTGGGTGGTTACGCCACGGTCCAGTACGGCGGCAACGTCACCCGCGGCGCGGCGCTGACGTCCGATGCCGACGGCAAGGCCATCGTGGCCACCGTCGCCGGCTCGCGCCTGATCGGCTACGCAGCCACCGCTGGCGCCCTGAACGACCTGGGCACCGTGCACGTCCAGCTGGGGACCCTGGCCGTCGCCCCGTAAGGGTCGACGCACCAGCAGAACCGCCAACCAACACCAGAACCCCAGAGGAACCCAGCCATGCAGCGCCCCTACCCGCTTGACCCCCGCCTGACCGGCATCGCCATCGCTTTCCAGAATCGCGAACTGATCGCCGACCAGGTCATGCCCCGCGTGCCCGTCGGCAAGTCGACGTTCAAGTGGCTGGAGTACGACTTCGCCGAAGGCGTGACCCTGCCCATCACCATCGTGGGCCGCAAGGGTCGCCCGACCGAAGTCGAGTTCACCGCCCAGGAAAAGAACGGCGGCACCGAAGACCACGGCCTGGACGACGTCATTCCGAACGACGACCTGGCCGACCTTCCCGCGGGTAGCGGAATCGACCCGCTGGGCCAGGCCACCGAAGGCCTGACGAACCTCATCGCCCTGGGGCGCGAGGTCCGCGTGGCGGCCCTGGTCCAGGATTCCGCCAACTTCAACCATTCGGACACGCTGAGCGGCACCGACCAGTTCGATGACGCTGGCAGCGACCCGGGCGCCCTGATCCTGGACGCCATCGGCACCCCGCTGGTGCGCCCGAACATCGCGGTGACCAGCCTGGCGGTTTACAACGTGCTGCGCCGTCATCCCAAGATCGTGTCGGCGCTGAATGGCTCGGGCAGCACGAACGGCATGGTTTCGCGCCAGGCCCTGGCCGAATACCTGGAGCTGGACGAAATCCTGGTGGGCGCGGGCTTCATCAACACCGCCAAGCCTGGCCAGACCCCGGTCTATGCCCGCGTGTGGGGGAAGTCCTTCACCCTGCTGCGCCGGGCGCCGATCGTCACCGCGAAGGGCGAGCCGTCCTGGGGCTTCACCGCCGAATTCGGCGGCAAGGTGGCCAAGCAGATCCCCGAGCCGAAGCTGGGCCTGCGCGGCGCCACCCGCGTGCGCGTCGGCGAGTCGGTGGGCGAAATCGTCCAGTCGAAGGAAGCCGCTTACCAGCTGCTGGCGGCCATCAGCTAACGCTGACCCGCCTCACTTCGCCCCGCGCATGGTCCCGCGGGGCGTTGCATAGCGATCCACCCCGCTACCAATTTCACCCCAGAGGAACGCCACCATGGCCAAGGAAACGAAGAGCACCACCCCGAAGGCTGCCGACAAGGCCCCCGCGGCCAAGGCTGCCGCACCGAAGGCATTCGACCCCAAGGCCAACGAACTGGAAACGCGCGCCGAGCGCGCTTCGCGCCTGGCGGGCGAGACCATCAAGACCGTTCCGCATACCGTGCTGCCGGGCAAGTCGGTGCGCCAGGGTGGCCAGCGGTTCCTGGAGGGCGACACCGTCCACCTGAGCCCGGCCGACGCGGAGCGCATGGTGGCCACCCGCGTGGTCGCCCTGGGCGATGCCGGTGCCAAGTCCGTTGCCAAGGCCCAGGCCGAAGCCGACCAGGCTGCGGCCGATGCCGAGGCCGCCGAGACCGCCCAGCGCGAAGCCGACGAAGCGAGCGCGAAGGCTGCCGCGGCTGCTGCTGAAGCGGCTGGCCAGGTGAGCGGCGCCGAGAACCGCTGAGCCAAGCCAGGCAACCCAGGAACCCGCGCCCGTGTATTGCGACGAAGCCAAGTTCGCCGAACGCTTCGGCCAGGAAGAGCTGGACCAGGCCGTCATGACGAATGGCGGCCTGACCTACGACAGCGCGGCGGAAGACGCCGACGCGATCGTGGACAGCTACCTGGCAGCAATCCCCGGGCGCGCGTTCCCGTTGCCCCTGACCGCACCGCCGGCGCGCATCGTCGGCGTGGCGGCTGACCTGACCCGGTACGAACTGTGGGCGAATCGCGCGAGCGAGGAAATCCGCAACCGTCGGGACCAGGCCATCGATTACCTGAAGGACCTGGTGGCGGGGCGCGCTGTCCTGCTGCTGGGCGATGAAGTCACCGTCACCCCGCCGAGCCTGTCGGGTCGCCTGGGCTATGCGTCCGCCGGCCGTGTCTTCACCGCCCGCAGCCTGGCGGGCTTCGTGACCCCGGGCGAGTGCGACGACCCACGCGCGGGGCTTCGCGGCTGTGATTAAGTTCGAAGCCAAAACCGCGGCAATCGAAGCCAAGTTCGCAGAGCTGGGGACCAATAGCCCCACGGTCATGCGTTCGCTGGACGCCTTCGCGCGCGTGCTACGGACGCGGATCCAGCTGGGCTTCCGCAATAGCACCGCACCCAGCGGCCTGGCGTGGAAGGGTCTCAATCCGTTTTTCCGGCGTGGCCAGCCGCTTATGAACACCCGGCGCCTGTACGGATCCGTGCAGGTCCGGCGCGATGGTGACGGCGTCGTTGTCGGCACGAACCTGCGAACCCCTGGCGGCGAATTCTCCCTGGGTGCCATCCACCAATTCGGTGCCATCGTGAAGCCGAAGGCCGGGCCCGGGAAGACCTTCCGCGGCCGCCTGCTGGGGCCGATCCCGACCGCCGGGAAGGGCTTCGTTTTCCTGCGCCAGGCTGTCATCCCGGCGCGCCCGTTCATGCCCATGGACAGCAACGGGAACGTGGTCCTGCCGGCGGCCTGGGCGAAAGCGGCCCTGAATTCCATGGGCCGCGCGCTGGAGCTGGACAAGTGAGCGTGACCGTCATCGAATCGGCACTGGTCGCGCGCCTGGTCGCGCAGCTGAAGGTCCCCGGCCTGGTGCGCGAGGTTTACGCCCAGGTCGACTATGAACGAGTGACCGAGCAAGCCATGGTCACCCCGTCGGTGGCCGTCATTTATTCGGGCTACTACCTGGGCGACAAGGTCGGCACCGCCGGCGTCATCCGGGAAGTGGGCTTTAACTGGCTGGTGGTGGTCAACGTGCGAAACGCGCGCAGCACCGCAACCGGCCAGGGCGTCCGCGACGAAGCCAGCCCCATTTTCGACGCCGTGCTGGAGGCCCTGCTGGGCTTCCGGCCCAGCCCCAAGCACAAGCCCCTGCAGCTGGAGCCGGCGCCAGGCGCAGCACTGAACGATGCCGGCTTCGGCTACTACCCCCTTGCGTTTTCCACCCTGGCCACCTACCGCGGCAACCCCTGAGAGGACTCCACCATGCGCACCGATTATTCCTACATTGGCTCTGGCCGCATCCTGGCGCGCATCCGCGGCAGCGAGGCCCCCTACCGCGAGCTGGGCAACTGCAGCGCGCTGTCCCTGGGCGTCGAGCAGGAAACGAAGAAGCTCCGCGACTACCGCAGCCCCGGCGGCGGCACGTACAACCAGGTGGACCGCATCACCGGCGTGACCCTGAACGTCACCGCCCACGACCTGAGCCCCGAGAACCTGGCCATGGCGCTGTACGGCACCGTGGACGCGGTCGCCGGCGGCGCTGTCGCGGCAGAGTCCCAGGTGGCGTTCGAAGGCGGCTACGTGGTCACCGATTCGCCCTTCTCCGCGGTCACGTCGGTGAAGAGCTTCGACCTTGCGACCACGTACACCGCGGGGACGGATTACATCGTCCAGCACGGCGCCATTTTCATCCCCACCACGACCACCATCCCGGCCCCGGCCGATGCCGTCACGCCTAACGTCAAGATCGCCTACACCGGCAAGGCGGGCGACATGCTCCAGGCCCTGACCGCGGCGGCCGAAGAGCTGGAAATGGTCTTCCTGGGCTTGAACGAGGCCGACAGCGGCAGCGCCGTGACGGTCTACATCTACCGCGGCAAGTTCGGCGCGACCCAGAGCCTGGGCCTGATCGGCGACGACTACGCCGCGCTGGAAATGTCGGGCGCGGTCCTGGCCGACGGTTCGAAGACCGGCGACCTTTCGCAGTATTTCCAGGCCTTCATCGAGGGCTGAGCGTGACCCCCGGACCCGCCCGCTTACGCAGGGGCGGGACCACCCACTGAACCACCCGCATAAGCCTGGAAGGAGGCCCCATGCACAACGAAGACACCGCAGCACCCACCACCGACGACGCCGCGCAAGCATCCGACGTCGACGCCCTGGCAGCGCCTGCCGCCGATTGCGTGACCATCGGCCTGCACCGCTTCAGCGTCACCCCCATGAAAGTGCGCCAGGTCTTCCCGTTCCTGAAGGCCGCGCGCCCCCTGTTCGACGCCCTGGCATCGCGCAAGCCCGCACGGGACCTTCCGCCTGGAGCGGAGCAAGCGACCCAGGGCGTCGACGTTCTACTGGCCCAGCCGGCCCCGCTGGAAATCGAGGCGGCGATGGCCGACGCGAAGTGGGTCCTGGACATGCTGGAAAACCACGGCGAAGCCGCAGTGGATGCCCTGGCGGTCGGCTGCGACATTCCCCGGGCTGACCTGGAGGAATTGGAGGTGGTCGGCCTGGTCACGCTGCTGAAGCATTTCGTGAAGGTCAACGCGAGTTTTTTCGTGGACCAGGGCCTGAGCTTGCCCCAGCTCATGCCGGCAAACCTGGGCGCCGCAAGCCAGGCGGCAAGGCCCGGGAAGAGGTAACGCGCCTGTGGCTGTGGTCCGACACGCTGCAGCTACTGATCGGCAACGGACACCCGCCGGACACCGTCGACGGGTACACCCTGGACAAGGTTCGCGCCTTCAGCCTGGCGATAGATCGGGCCAGGAAGGACAAGGAACGCGCGCTGGCGGCCATCATTCGCGCGGCCCATCACTACGAACAAGCGCAATTTGACGACTTCCTGAAGGAATAGCTGCATGGCCACCGAGCTGGAAATTCGCGTCACCGCCGAGCTTCGCGAAATCAAGGCGGCGCTGGCGGGTCTTACCAGGGACGTGAAGGGCGTCGGCGACAGCTCGGGCCGCGCAGCTGCTGGCACCGAGCGCCTGGCCGCCGGCCTGCGGAAGTCGGGCAACGAAGCCCGCAACGCGAAGACGGAAGTTTCCGGCATGGAGCGCGGCATTGCCGGCGCCGTGGCCCAGGTCCGCCTGCTGGCGGGTGGCCTGGGCTTCGCCGCTTTCGTGTCCAGCATCGTGCGCGCGGCCGACACCACCACCCGCTTGAATGGCCAGATTCGCCTGGTCACGAAGAGCCAGGAAGCGTTCAACACGGCGCAGCGCGCGACCTTCGAAATTGCCCAGCGCACGCGCCAGGGCCTGGAAGGGACCGTCGGGCTTTACGCACGCATCGCGCGCACCGGCGTGGCCACCCAGCAGCAGAGCCTGGGCCTGACCGAGACCATCAATCAGGCGGTGGCCCTGAGCTTTACCACCGCCCAGGCAGCGGAGGCGGCCCTGTTCCAGCTTGGCCAGGGTCTCGGATCCGGCACCCTGCGCGGCGAGGAATTGAACAGCGTCCTGGAGCAGACCCCGCGCCTGGCGAAGGCCATCGCGGAAGGCCTGGTGAAGCTGGGCAAGATCAAGGACCCCGGCGACCTGCGCGCTTACGCCCAGAAAAACGGCATTGACGCGAAGCTAGTGGTGCAAGCGGTCGAGACCCAGCAAAAGGCCCTGCGCGAGGAATTCGCGAAGCTGGAGCCGACCGTCGCCGATGCTTTCACGAAGCTGAAAAACGCCTACCTGCAGTTCATCGGGCAGACCAATGACGCCACCGGCGCGAGCGGGAAGCTATCGAGCGCCATCAGCACCCTGGCGGACAACTTCGACCGCCTGGCCGGCGTCCTGGTCCTGGGTGCGCAAGCCTGGGGCGTGTATTTCCTGGCGTTCCGCGTCGGCCCGGTGGTCATCCTGGCCTTTGCCGCGGCCATGACCCGGCTCGGGGTCTCCCTGGGCGTCGCCAGCGCGGGGATGACGTTCGCGGCCGGCCGTGCGGCCGTGCTGCAGCGGCGCATGGTCGAGGCCACCATTGCGGCCAAGGGCGTGTCACTTCAAATGACCGGCGCCCAGATCGCGGCCGGCAAGCTGGGCACGAAAATGCTCGCGCTGGCCGGCGTCATCGGCGCCGCGTTCATCGGCGTGGAAATCGGCAACTACCTGCGGAAGGAATTCCTGGAGGTCGAGCTGTTCGGCATCGCCCTGGCGGCGGGCCTGCACAAGGCCGCCGTTACCATCGGGCAGAGCTTCAAGGTGGCCGGCGTCGTGACGCGCGAGGCGTTCGCAAGCGCCTTCAACTACGTGAAGGGCAAGGCCGCCGACATGGTCGAGGCCGTCGGCAAGGCCTACGGCGCCATCCCCCTGGGCGCCGGCAGCCTGGTGGAAAGCACCGCCGCGAAGGCCGCGGCCAGCCTGCGGTCCACCATCACTTCGAACGAGGGTGTGGCGGCATCGCTGAAGCGCCTGGCGGCCGAAGGGTCGGCCGAGCTCGCGAAGCTGGACCTGGCCTATGACGCACTGGCGCAATCGGCGATCGATGCGCGTTTCGCGGCCAAGGGCGAGGACGGCCAGGGCAAGGGCGACCCCACGACCCCGCCGAAGGACAAGGGCCTGGAAACGTCGGCGAAGGCCGGCGTGGACCAGCTCGCGCTGCTGAAGGACGCGGCCGAGCGCGCGCTGGTGGCCCTGGACCACCTGTACGAAGACGGCAAGGTGTCGGTGGCCGCCTACTACGCCGAAAAGGTCCGGCTCCAGCAGGAATCCATCGATGCCGACATTCTGGCCGCCCAGCGCACCGCGGCCGCGTCGAAGGTGGGGAGCAAGGAACGCGCCGACGCCCTGACCCAGGTCATCATTTTGGAGCGCGAGCGCCGCGACGTGGCCGTGACCGCAGCGCGCGACCAACTGAAGGCAGAGGAAGACCTGGTGGACCAGCTGGGCCAGGTCCAGGTCAAGCTGCTGGAAAGCGAGGGGAAGACCGCGCGCGCGCGCAAGGCCGAGCTCGAGGCCGAATACCGGGACCTGATCGTCCGCCTTGGGGTCCAGGCCGACGCGGCCGGCGTTGCCCTGGTGCGCAAGCTCATCAATGTGGAGGCGGCGAAGGCCGGCCTGGACCAGCTGAAAACGCAATTCAGCGACGTGACCGGCGCGCTGTCGCAGCTCCAGGCCACCACGTCGGCCCAGGTGTCGGCCGGCCTGCTGAGCAACGCCACCGCCGAAAAGCGCATCGCCGAAGCGCGGGACAAGGCCCTGGAGCAGCTGAAGGCCCAGCGCCAGGCCGTGGCCGAGCTGTACGCCGAATATGCAAACCCGGAAGCCCTGCTGCAGCTGCAGGCCTTGGATGAACAGATTGCGACCCTGTCCATCAGCACCGAAGACTGGCGCGGGAAGCTGCAGGACGCCGGCACCGGGGCGCTGACGACGTTTTTCAAGGAGCTGGTGGACGGCAGCACCAGCGCCGGCGACGCGGTTCGAAACCTGGCGGTCAACTTCACCCAGGCGCTGGCGGCAATGGCCGCCCAGGCCCTGGCGAAAAAGGCCATCAGCGCGATTTTCGACGCCTTCGGTGGCGGCGAGGATGCGGAGGACGCCGGCGCGGCCAAGATCGCCAGCGCGGCCGCTGCTGGGCTCGCCTACGCCGCTCCGGTGACCACCGCGGCCACCGCCCTGGGCATCGCTGGCGGCGTGGTCACGTCGGGCGCGGTCGCCATCACCGCGGCCGCTGCGGCCCTGCAGGCGGCCGCCACTACCCTGCTGATCGCCAACAGCGTGAGCAGCGTTTCCGCGGCTCACGCCGGCGGCGTGGTGGGTGCGCTGAACATGACCCGCACCGTGCATCCGGCCATGTTCGCCAACGCCCCGCGCTATCACTCCGGCGGCGTCGCCGGACTGGCCCCGGACGAATATCCAACCGTGCTGCAGCGCGGCGAAGAGGTCATCACCCGCCGGGACAAGCGCCACCGCTACAACGGCGGACTGGACACCGAGGCCAAGCGATCGACGCCGCAGCGGTTCATTTTCGTGGACGACCAGCGCAAGGGCGAAGAGCTGCTGCGGTCGGCCGTCGGCGAGGAAGCGACCCTACTCAACATCGGCAAGAATCCCGGCGCCGTGCGCGAACTGCTGGGACTCTGAAGTGGCCGGCGAAGCATCCCTGCCCGTCTTCAGCATCGGCCCCGACTGGTCGAAGGACCTACTGCACCGGTATTCGTTCCGCACCGACCTGACCACGGCCGAAGACGGCACCGAGCAGGGGCGCGGCACCCGCAACACCCCGCGAGTCCTGCAGGAATACCCCTGGACGGCCCAGGGCGATGACCTGCGCCTGCTGTCGAACCTGTCCTATGGCAAGGGTGCCGGGCGTTTCCAGGTGCCTGTCTGGACGGATGGCGTGTCCCTGGACTCGAGCCTGGCCAGCGGATCCACGTCGGTGCCGATCGACACCACCCTGCGCGCATTCGCCGAAGGGTTCGCGGTCATCCGTGGCGACACCGCCCTGGACGTCGAGCTGGTCGCGGTCGAGGCCGTGGCGCCTGGCGAGCTGACCATCAGCGAGACCACGCGCACCTGGCCGGCCGGGTCAATCGTCTACCCGTCCCGCGTGGCGTTCATGGAGCCGCACGCCGCCGAGGACTTCACCGGCGACACGGCCTATGGCGTGGCACGGTTCAACTACGCCCAGGCCAACCCAGGAACGGCCACCGCGCCGCTGACCATGTACCGCGGTCTCCCGGTGGTCGAGCTGCCGCCGACTTGGACGAAGGACCCGGGCCTGGAGTTCGCGCGCCTGCTGGACGTGCACGACGATGACCTGGGCATCCCGGTGCAAGCCGACCAGGCCGGCATCCCCCTGGGCACCCAGGTGCAGAGCGTGCGCCTGGTGGGCCGCGAGGCGATCGCCGATTACCTGGCGCTGGTCTACTGGCTGGACGGCGCGCGGCGGGCTGTCTGGCTGCCGACCTGGCGCAATGACCTGCGCGTGACCGCCAACCTGTCGGCCGTCACCACCACGCTGGTGGTGGCCGCGTGCGGCTACACCGACCACGTCAACCTGGCGCTAAACCGCCGGGACGTTCGCATCACCACGCGCGCCGGCGCGGTCTTCCATCGCCGCATCACCGCCTGCGCGAAGGTGGGCAGCACCGAGCTGCTGACCCTGTCCAGCGCCCTGGGCGTCGCGGTGGCCGCGTCCGACATTGCCCAGGTGTGCTTCCTGCAGGTCGCGCGGAGTGACAGCGACACCTTCGAACTGGCATGGTGGACCGGCGCGCAGGTCGACAGCGTGCTGACCTGGAGGGCATTGCACCGTGCCGACTATTGAGGAAATCGACGGCACTCTGCGCGAGGCCCAGCCGGTCGGTTTGGTCCTGTTCGCCATTGACGACTGGACCCTGCGCGTGGCCGCTTCGGACAAGGTCGAGACCTTCAACGGCCATGACTGGCTGCCCGTCGCGGTCACCATGCCGGACATTGTCCAGGCCGCCGAGCTGCGGAAAAACGACCTGACCCTGACCGTGCCGGTGGACTTCCCGGTGGCCCAGCTATGGGCCGAAGCGCCGCCGGCTGGGACCATGCTCTGCATTCTGTACGACGCGGACCGTGGATCCACCGAGACCCGCGACAGCTGGACCGGTCACGTGTCCAATGTGCGCTTCGCGTCGGCGGCCAAGGCTGAGATTCAGCTAACCAGCGGCCTGAACGCCCTTCGCCAGCCAGGCCTTCGCCAGATTGCCCAACGCAGCTGCCGGCACGGCATCTACACCCTGGGCTGCACCGTATCGCCCGAGGACTTCAAGACGGACGCGGTGGTCACCGATCGCGGCGGCCTGTGGATCGAGGCCGACGAATTCGCCAGCAAGCCCGACGGCTACTACGAAGGCGGGTTTGTCCGCTGGACCAATGCCATGGGCTTCCGCGACTGGCGCCACGTGCGCACCCACGTGGGCAAGCGGCTGACCCTGGCCTGGTCGGCGGGGCGCTTGCCCATCGGCGGCGAGCTGACCGCGCACCCAGGCTGTGACGAAACGCCGAACGACTGCGGCCCCAAGTTCGACAACCTGCCGAACTATGGCGGGCTGTGGTGGCTGAAGACCAAAAACCCCTTCGGATCGGATCCGGTCTACTAATGCGCGCCCACCTGTACCGCCCCGCCCTACGCCTGCAGCGCGCGAAGCGTGCCGGCGCCCTTGCGCTGGCCGTCTTCCTGGCGGTCCTGGACTGGCAGAGCAGCGGCGAGCCGCCGCGCTACGTGGTGAACGAGTTCACGGGCCAGGTCACCCTGCAGCACCGGGAAAAGGCCTGGGTCCAGATCGTCATTATGATAGTGGCCGCGCTGGTGTCCTATGCCCTGGCGCCACGCCCACCGAAGCCCAAGCCGGCCGCGCTGGAGGACTTCGACATTCCCCAGAGCAAAGAGGGCCAGAGCTTCACCTGGGTATTCGGCGAGGTCTACATCCGCGACGCCACCGTGGGCTATTGGGGCGGACTGAGCAGCGCGCCGATCAAGGCCAAGGGCGGGAAAAAGTGAGTGAGCCCAGGGTTTACATGCGCCACGTGCGCCAGCTTTCTGGCGATGAAGGCGTGACGTGCGCCGGCAGCATCCGGGAATGGTGCGCGCGCGAGGGCGTCAACCTGCAGGACTTTATCCGCGACGGCGTTCCGGGTGAAAAACTGATTGCGATCGGCGGCCACTTCGCGCTGTCTGTCCTGGAAATCGCACGGAAGGAAGCCGGTCATGGGTAAGTCGAGCGGCGGCACCACCGGGTTCAAGTATTTTATGGACCTGCATTTCCTGGCCGGCCTGGGCCGCGGCGGGTCGAAGCTGACGTCGGCGGTCAAGGACGCGCTGCTGGCGATCGTCGTCGGCGGCCGCATCGCCTGGGAAGGCGAGCAGACCAGCAACGGGACCATCCAGGTGTCGGCCCCAGAGCTCTTCGGCGGCGACGAGAAAGAGGGCGGGATTGAGGGGCGCGTCGAAATTATGTTCGGTGGACCCGAGCAGCCCATCAATTCATACCTTCAGGGCATCCAGGGTTCGCCGCAGTCGGCGTACCGGGGCCTGTTCGGCCTGCTGGTGAAGAGCGGCCACGTGGCCAGTAATAACCCCTACGTGAAACCCTGGTCCATGTTGCGCCGACGCATTACCGGGGACTGGTACGGCGGGGACTGCTGGCACGAAAGCAAGGCCCCCATTCCGCTGGCGGGTGCCGTTCCGGGGTCGCCTGGGGCAGGCACCTATCGCTGGGCCATTAAGCACAACGTCTACGTGGCGGCGTCGCCCGACGGGGTCGACTGGTCGGCCGCCTATGCGTTCACGCCAGGCGCTGGCTCAGAAGTGAATTTTGGGGACTACATCGTTTCCACCGCAACGAATGGCGATACCGCCTATGCGAACTACACCACCCCAGGGGACTGGACGCCTGGGCCGAACGTCGGCGCAACGGCCATGCTTTTCTGCCGCGTTAGCGTCATCAATGGCGAGGTGTGGCACGCGAAGGGAATGGCCGGCTATGCGCACGCGAGCAATCCCGCGGGCCCGTACACCCTGGGCGAGGGGCGCACCTGGCTGGTGGCGGGAAATGCCGATTTTATTGTCCGATACGCCGGACCCCAGCAGGTTTTCTATACCGACGGCTTTTGGTTTTACCGGTCGGTGGAAGGCGGGGACACCTGGGAGCACGTCCACACGCTCGAGCTGGGCGGCGAAGGGGACGACAATTATTTTTTCTACCTGGACGCAGCCGCGAGTAATGACAGCCGGGTGGCTTTCGGTGGCGCTGACTACGGCGGAAACACCAAAGTTTTTTGGTCCACCGACGGATTCGATACTAAACACGAATCCACCATGCCGGCCGGGCAGAGCGGGCACCTGCGCGAGCTGCTGCACGTAACGGGCGCGGTGTGGATGGCCTTCGTGTACGGCGGCACGAACGACGACGGCCCTTCCGCCGTGCTGCGGTCGACTGACAACCTGGCATCCTTCCAAACCGTCGACGTCGGCGGCGGCGGAACGCTGACCTTTGGCCATATGTTCCAGGGCAATGCCGCGGTGGATCGCGCTACGGGCCAAGTGATTTTCATTGCCAGCCTGGACGGCGGCGGGGTGCACGCCTACGAAGGCCGGGAAGGCGAGCCCTGGCAGGATATCCCGCTTACTTTCGGGCCGAATTCCATATACCTCATCGGGCCTACGGGCGAGAGCACGCCGCCGGTGGGCGCGCGCTATTGCATGAATCCAGCCCACGTTATTTACCAGTGCATCACCGACCCCGAAAACGGCCTGGGCTACCCCGCGGCGGTCATTGACGAAGCGAGCTTTATCAAGGCGGCGGACCAACTTTATGACGAAGGCCTGGGTGTAAACCTTGGCTGGAATGTCCAGACCAGTATCGAAGACTTTATCGCCGTCGCCCAGGACCACGCCGGCGGCATGATGGTGCGCGATCGACGCACCGGCCTGTTCAAGTTCAAGCTGCTGCGAAAAGATTATGTAATTGACGACCTGCCGATTTACGGCCCGCATAACTGCCGGATCATCGGCGACGCCCAGCGACCCAGCCCGGCGGACGTGGTGAACGAGCTCCAGGTCACCTACACCGACTACCGCGACGGCGAGGAAAAGACCACCACCGTGCGCAACGTGGCGGCCCAGCAGGCCGTCGGCCGCATCATCAGCAAGCCCCATAGCCTGACCGGTCTCCCGACCGAGAGCCTGGCCCAGCGTTGTGGCGTGCGCGACCTGGATGCTATGTCCCTGCCCCTGTGGCGGCTTGACCTGGAGTTCTTCCGCACGGCGGCCGTGCTGGAGCCTGGCGACGTGTTCCGGTTGATATGGCCGCCGCTGGGCCTGGACACCGTGATGCGGGTCCCCGACGAACTGAACTATGGCAACGCGGCGGAAGGGCGCGTGCGCGGGAAGGTCATCGAAGACGTGTTCGCCCTGCCGGATGCTGTCTGGACCGGCAGCGTGGGCGATCCGAACCCGGGCCCCAGCACCGCGCCCCTGCGCGCGGCGTCGACCCTGGTCGAAGCGCCATACCGCGACCTGGTGCAGGTCCTGACCCCGGCGAAGCTGGCCAGCCTGGCCCCGGACGCGGCCTACATCGGCGCCGTGGCCGTGCGCGCGAATCAGAGCCAGACCACGTTCGAACTGCATACCCGCATCGACCCGGCGCCCTTCGTGCGCGTGGCCACCGGTGACTTCGCCGGCAGCGCGTTGCTGTCGGCCGACGTCGCCCCCCTGGACGCAGGCCTACCCGTCACCGGGGAAGTCGACCTGGGGCGGCTGGAGGTCGGCAGCGCGGCCTTCCTGGGCGAAGGCGAGGGCCAGGAAATGGTCCGCATCGTGTCCGTAAACGTCGGGATGATCGGCGTCGCGCGTGGCTGCGGCGACACCCTTCCCACCAGCTGGCCAGCCGGGACCAGGCTCTGGGGATACGACAACTACGGCGCGGCAGACCCCACCGAATACTTCGCCGGGGAGGCCGTCGAGGGGCGCGCCTACTCCCGCAGCCCCGCCGGCCTGAGCAATGAATCCGTGGCGCTGACCGTGACGCCTGTCGGCCGCGCCTGGCTTCCTTACGTGCCCGGCAACGTGAAATCGAACGGGGTCCTGGTCCTGTCGGGCAATCCGACCATTCCGCCCCCGCCGACGCTCCCCACGCCGCCCCCTGGGTCGACGCCTGGCGGACAGTCCGCGAATGGCGCGCCCGCGTCCACCACCCTGGGGCCGAATGGCGGATATGCCGACACCGGCGAGCTGCCGATCCCCTTCCCGACGGCCACCGGCGCGGACGAAATCGGCGCCGACGGCGACTTCACCAACCCCACCGCCCTGGCAGCCTGGACCCAGCAGAATGGCCAGCCACTGGACCCGGCGAAATGGACCACCGTCGGCGGCCGCGCGCAATGCGACGCCACCCTGCTGAATCGGGCTTTCTACCGGGCGGCCGAGCAGACCATGCCCTGGCTGCCGTTCCCGCGGTACGTGGTCGAGGTCTCGGGCTACCTGCAGACAGAAGCGGGCGTCACCGCATCCATCGGCGTGGGTCGCGACTTCAGCAGCCAGGCCGGCGGCCCAGGCGGTGGCGGTTCCCAGAGTGAGCCGGCGGAATACCTGGTGGAAACCCTGGTGTCGTATCAGTACGCCCTGGCCCTGCAGCAGCCCAGCGTCCTGGTCAATAACCAGTACCTGACCCATACCATCATGCCGATGATCGAGCACAACGGCGGCATCCTGGGCGGTGTGGCCACCTTCAAGGACGTGGCCATGACCGTGGTCCCGGTGCCCTTCGCGGAAACCGAGCACTTCCCCGACCACCTGGACCTGGACGAAGGGCTGGAGGGCTGGGGCATTTTCCCGGACGTGGCGGGGAACATTTTCGGCGTCACCGCCAGCGGCGGCGTGGTCACCATGGCGCCCACCCTGGCCTATGCAACGGAATGCGTCGTCTACTGCAAAACCCCGCTGGTGGGCCTGGATGAAGTCGGGAAATACGCCCACCTGTTGGCCGAGGTCCTGAGCACCGACCCGTCCACGGCCATTTCCACCCTGGGTATCGCGGTGACCGGCGGCGTGGCGCTGGGGCTTATCACCATGGACGAAAACGAACAGGTCATCGGGCGATTCTTTGGCCCCCAGGAACGCGGCGACTGGACGCAGCGTGAGGCGTTTAACCGCGCCTTCCTGGCGAACGGGACCGCGGGCATCACCCTACATTGGGCAGCTCGCATGAAGGCCGCCGCGGGGCGCGTGGCCAAGTTCCGCAACCCCCGCCTGTTCATCACCGACGACGCCCAGGACTGACCCATGGCCTTTGTCATCACGTGGGCGCACCGCGACCGGGTCCAGCAAACAGACCAGGCCATCGAGTGGGTGGCCGACAGCATCGGCCCCGAGCCCGGCACCAGCTACGCGCTGCAGGTCCACAACGGCAGCAGCGCGCTGGTGGCGGAAAAACTGGACATTGCCGGCGACACCGCGACGGTCACCACCGACGACACGGGGCCGTTGACCTTCAGCCTGTGGAGCCAGTGCCGTGGCGCCGCGAGCCTGCGCACCGTTCGCTGGACAGAGTCGCAAGCCGTGCCCGATGCTGGCCAGGGGACGGCGATCGACGCGCCCACCTTCACCGGTGAGCCGACCATCCCCGACCAGCCTCATGGTGAGCCCCTGGTGGCCAGCAACATCACCCCGCCCGTCCAGCTGACCGACAGCAGCGACGCCGACTTCGTCTACTCGAGCTAACGCCATGCAGGTACATGCGAACATTTTCCCCCAGGTCATTTTCGCCGAAGGCGCGGCCCTGGCGACGCCAGCAGCGGGCACCGTGCTGGTCTACGCGAAGGCCGACGGAAAGCTGTATCAGAAAGACGACGCCGGCCTGGAAAGCCCGCTGGTCACCAGCCTGACCACGGTCCTGGCGATGCTGACCGCTGCGGTGGTCCACAACTTCGGAAGTGACGCGAATTACACCCTAAGCGACGCGGACGCGGCGTCGAGCGTGTTCATTGCCGCCGACACCGGCCCGGTCCTGACCACGTCGCGGGACATGGTTTTCCCCGCGCTTTTCTCGCCGAAGCTGTTCCACAACACCACCGCCCAGGCGGTGACGGTCAAAAAGGCTGGCCAAGCCGGGACCGCCATCGCTGCCGGCGATACGGCGCTGGTCTTTTCCGGCGTGTCGGACGTGCTGGTCTTCGCTGGCGGTGGCGGCGGGACCTTCGTCGGCGGATCCCTGTCCGTGGCATTGAACGAGGCCAAGGGCGCGGACATTGCCAGCGCCGGGACAACGGACATAGGGGCGGCGACAGGAAACCTGGTGCACGTCACCGGGACCACGACTATCACCGCCCTGGGAACCATCCAGGCCGGGACAGAGCGCGTCGTGGTCTTCGACGGACCCCTGACCCTGACCCACCACGCCACCAGCCTGATTCTGCCCACCGGGGCGAGCATCGTCACCGCTGCCGGCGACGTGGCTTTCATGCGATCGGAGGGCGGCGGGAACTGGCGGTGCGTGGCCTACCAGCGCGCGAGCGGCGAGGCGCTTGCGGCGTCCGCCGCTACCGCCTTCGTCCAGGTCATGCTTTCGAACATGGACACCGACCTGTCCACGGGCACCGCCAAGGGCGTGTGGTTCGCGCCGGAAGACGGCGAACTTTCCGAGGTTTGGCTGGCGCTTCACGACCCCAGCAGCAGCGGCGTGGTGCGCGTCGACATGAACGACAGCGGCGGCTCTGTGTTCACCACGCGACCGTCGATTGACGCCACCGAGGCCACCAGCCTGACCGGTACGGCGGCGGTCCTGGATGGCACCATTACCTTTTCCAAGGGCGACAAATTCACCTTCGACATTGACGACGCGGGCACGGATGCGAAGGGCCTTCAGGTAACTGTCGGATACGTGCCGCTGTGAGCCGGATCCTAACGCCCCGGCGCGGGCTGGTCCTGCCGCAGCGGTTCCGCCAGCGCCAGGGCGGATACATGGTCCTGGATTCATACCGCCACGGCGCCGGCGGCGTTGACCCGCATTTCAGCAACGTGGTTTCGCTTTTGCACCTGGACGGCACGCACGGAAGCACCACCTTCACCGACGAAAAGGGCGTGACCTGGGGCGCTGGCGTCAATGGGGTGCCGTCGCTGTCGACGTCTTCCCCCATGTTCGGGACCGCGTCGCTTCGCCTGGCGCAAAGCGGTGGCTCGACCGGGTTCGATTCGCTGGATGGCCCTAATTCGCTCATCACCAACAGTTCGGCCGAAAACGCGCAACTGGTGACCATTGAGGGCTGGGCCAAGATGGACACCCACGCGGGCTTCCAATACGGCTGGAATCCGTTCGTCGGCCAAGTGCAGGACGTCGGCTCTGGCGACCAAATGCTGGCATTCGAAAGCGGCCGCGTTCGGTTCTACCGAGGCGGGAGCCACTACGCCGGCGGCGCCGACGCGATCGGCACCACCGTGGCCGCGATCAATCTATGGCACCACGTTGCGATGACCTACGACGGGACGAATATCCGCACGTTTCTTAACGGAAACCTGGAGGCCACGCTGGCTTCCGCCGTCGGCTGGGCGTGGAGCAATCAGCCGGTGAAAATCGGCATGAACATGGCGCCGACGTTTTCCAGCTACCGGCTGTCGCTGGTGGGCTTCGTTGACGAATTCCGCGTGACCCGCAACGTGGCGCGCTACACCAGCAGCTTCACCCCGCCGGTGGCGCCGTTCCCCAACAGTTAACCCCGCCAGGAAAAGGCCCCGATTCCGGGGCCTTGTGCGTTGCGTCATGGCGGGGCCTGGTATGGCCTGAGCAGCGATGCGTGCGGCCAGTGCAGCCTGGCCTTCCCCCTGCCCCCCTGGCCGAGCAGGGCCACCAGGTAGGACCGTTCCGTCCTGGGTGAACCCTTGTCGCCCATCGCGCGAAGGCTGTACCGGCTGGCCAGCCCATCGAGCAGCGGGAACAGCGGCACCCCGCGAGGAACGACCAGCTCCACCACGCCGACATGGTGGACCATCCGCCCGCGGCCCTGGCTATCCCAGCGCACCAGGTCGCCCCGCTTGAAATCCGGCACCGGCTGAAGGGTGGCCATCAGAACGGGATATCGTCATCGAACGGGACGTCGTCAAAATTCGACGCCGGCCGCTGGGCCGCTTCGCGCGCTGGGGCTTCCCTGGCGCCCGTGGAGCGCGCCCCGTACCCTGCCCCGCCACCACCGCCCGCGCCACCGCGCGCGGGCGCGCCCCTGGGGCTGCTGCTGCGCCCCTGGCCCGCGTCGTCGCCCTGGCCACCACCGCCCAGCATTTGCATATCGTCCGCAATCACGTCGGTGAAATAGCGTTTCTGGCCGTCGTCGCCGGTGGCTTCGCTGTAGGTCAATCGGCCTTCGATGTAGACCTGGCGACCCTTGGCCAGGTATTCGCCGGCAATCTCGCCCAGCTTCCCGAACAGCGTCACGCGATGCCATTCGGTTTTTTCCACCTGGTTGCCGTCCTTGTCCTTGCGCACCGAGCTGGTGGCTAGGCTGATTTTGCAGACCGCCATGCCGCCCTGGGTGTATTTCACGTCCGGGTCATTGCCCAGGTTCCCCACCAGGATGACCTTATTCACGCCGCGGGCCATTTCAGCGGCTCCGCGCGGAGAGGGTGGTTTCCGGGCCGAACGTGCAGCCGGGCACGCGGGCCGCGCCCTTCAGCGCGCGCGCGATGCCATTCAGGGCCTTGTCGTCCGTCAACAGGTAGACCAGCAGGCTGTCATCCCCCGACTCGAGCGCCTTTGCTGCGGCGATGACCAGCGCGCGCTTGTCGACGGCCTTCA